TCTGGGAGAACTGTTCAGAGGCGGGCGGTGTGCGGTGAAGGTCAGGCGGCGGGGTTGGTCGGTGCAGGGTTCGTGATCTTGATACGCGAGCCCTGGCCGTTCAGCGTGAAGTTCCAGCCTCCCAGCTCGGAGTTAGCGGTGGAGGCGCGCTCTGCGCTGACCGTGGCGATAAGCTCGTAGGCTTCGTCAGGGTTTGGTTTGCCCTTAACCGGCTTATCGTAGTAACGCACCTGGACCGCGCCGAGGCTGCCCACAGCGTCAGGGCGGGTGGCGGCGAGAAGTGCTTCTACCTCGGGCAGGAACTTGCCGGACGCGAGTCGGTGCATCTGGACGTAGAAAGACAGCGACGGGGTTTCACCGACTCGGACGGGGTGATCTGCTCCGTTATCGTCGTAGGTGGCCGCGTCGACCTCCTTCGGCGATACCGTGGGGTTCACCGATGAAATGAAGCGGATCGGCTTCCATTCGTTGCTGATCTTGATGTCCACGCCGTACTCATAAGAGAAGCCGTACTGTGTGGGTTCGGTTGCTGCTACTGGCTGTTCGGATCCCATAGGTGGTTATCCTTTCGTGTGGAAGATTAATTGAAAGTTGTCTGTGCGATGGTCGAGGCCTTTTTCATCGGCTCCGAGCTGGGCGGTGTGCAGGTGGACGCAACGATCCACGCGGAGGCTTCCCCACTGGGCTGCGTGCACTCCGTGCAGGGCCTCCACTGCTCGGTCTGCGAGAATGTCAGCCGTGGGAGATGCACGAACGTGCAGCTGCACATTCACCGTGACAGTGTCGCTGCCTGGGAGAGGGAGAGTCTGGCTGTAAACGTTAACGGCGGCTGCGGTGTCCCATGGCGCGGGCAGTCTCTTGGCCGTTACGGGCACCTGGCCCGCCTCCGGCTTGTAGGCGGCTGTCGCGCCTGGGTAGTAGAAGATTCCCGCCTGGGCGAGATGCTGGCACACCGCGTCGATGACTTCAGCGATCATGGTCAGCCTCCCCTCGCGATGGTTGCGGAGATTATCCGGAGCATAGTTGCTGCCTCGGAGTTCATCGGATCCTCTAGGTACTTGGATTTGCCGCCCTTCGGGTGTCGGTAGCCGAGTTCTTCGTGCTGTCTGACCGCGTAAGGCCGGTTGAATGTCACAGCGGCCTGGATCAGGCCCAAGCCGCTGAGATTCACAGCCGAGGCGCTCCTGCGGAGGTCTCCTTCATCCACCGGTGCCTGGCGGACCGCCTGGGTTCGCAGGTGCTCGGCAGCGCGGATGACTCCGGCCTGGGCGCTCTCACGCGATCTGGCTTTGACTAGTTCGCTTTTCCAGGTGCCTTTGATGATGATTCCCACAGCCACCTCACGCGAGGTTCAAGCGAACGAAGCTAGGCAGTGGGAGCGAGAGAGGCTCGACGCTCTCCACCGAGATGACAGTTGTCTCACGTCCGGAAGGCAGTCGAACCATTGTTCCCGGCTCCAGGTCCTGCTTGGCTTCGGGTGGAATGGCTGCCTGGGCGGTGGAAACGATCTCAGCGCCGTTCGAGTCTCGGACCAGCTTGTTCTCTTCAACCACCATGCAGCCCTGGATCAGCCTCTCGGGGCCTTTCTTCGGGCCGTAGGCAGTCTGAACAGTCTGCCAGGCCGTGATCGTGTGATCTCCGAAGATATCGAGGATATTCACCCGATCACCTCCGGCTGTGCGAGATGGATTCCTGCGAGCCCGAGAGTGAGCCGCGACTCGAAGCAGAGGACCTGGGAGGCTTCCCAGCGTGCCTGGGCGGCCTGCTCGGCTCCCGCGTAGTGGACTGACGCGCCCATGAGCGAGGCCTGCGTGACCTGGGTTGCTTTCAGGGCTTCCGCTCCAGGGGTGAGCTGGTTCTCTTCCCAAAACGCAACCTGCATGTAGATCGCGTCGCGGATCGCTTCAGCTTCGCCCGCGCTGCCTCGGCGCGTGCAGCACCGCAGGTAGGACTCGACCAGCCGGGCCGCGCTTTTGATGAGCCGGGCGGCGGTAGCCTTTGGCTCGGCTCGGCCTTCCAGCGTGCACCAAGTGGTGTACTCGGCAAGGTTTGGCTGTTCATCGGCCACGCTGGCCTCCCTTCCATGGGCGGCGGACTGCCTCGGGTCCCCTCCGCATCGGGGCAGCCCGCCTAGTCTGGGTTAGTCCTCGGGTTCGTACTCGGGTTCGAGTTCGACCTCAGCCTCAGCCTCGGGTTCGGGTTCCGTGCCTTCAGGGGCGGAGCCATCCAAGCCGAAGCCCTGGCGGATGAAGTAGGCGATGGCGTTCTCATCCTCGGTTTCGCCGAAGCCGTCAACGAAGCTGACTCCTACGACCTCGCCGGTAAAGCCTTCAACGGGTGTTTGAATACGCAAAGTAATCACCGAACCTTGATGTTACGGAACACGGCGGCTGCCTTGGTTGACTTCAGAGCGACGGCCACAGGGCCGAGTTCGACCTCGCCACGCTTGACAGCGCCAGGCGTGGTGAAGTCCGGCAGGTACTGGCGGACCAGGTGGCCGGTGGTGGTTGCCACGCCGTGGAAGCCGTCGAGGGCGACGCGGTAGGCGTACAGGTCGGTCAGGCCGGTTGCGGCCTTGGAGGCAACCTGGTGATCGGTGACCTTGATGATCTGCTCCGAGGAACCGGCCATATCGCCAGCGTCAACCAGAATGATGTCGCCATACATTTCACGGTTGATCGGGCGGCCATTCGGGCCGAGAAGGCCTTCCATGGGGTTCTTGGTGTACATGCCAGCGCGGCGGGCGGCGGCGCGCACGCGGGCCAGAGCCTGCTTGTTACCGACCAGGACGGTGGGTGTGCCGTCGAGCATCGACAGGAATTCGTCGAGCGCGTCAAGAGCCTTGAAGGCTGCGCCGTTGGTGTCAAGGTCGGTCCAGTCAGTGACCTTTTCCTTGCCGTATTCGGTCGAGGATCCGGTGAGGGCCTTATCCAGGCCGTCGAAGCCGTTCGCATCCTTGGAGGTGTCACCGTTGATGACCAGCTCCTGGAACTTCGCGCGGGTTGACTTGATCTTCTGAGCCATGTTCAGTGCGACGCTGCCAGAGGCTGCCGGGCCGAGGGAGGCGAGAACGCGGTCAACCGAGAAGGAACCACCCATGACGGCCAGCGTCACGGTCTTGTTCTCGGTGGTCACGTTCTGGTCTGAGTACTCCGCGTTGTATGCACGGGTCGCAGCGGTTGCCTCAGTCTTGAGGCGGCGGTAGCCGTAGGTCAGAGTTGCTCCGCCACCGGCCGGGTTAACGGCGGTGTCGAAGATGAGGGAGTCAAGGATCGCGGACTCCTTGCGGAACTCGTCGATCACATTGAGGTCAATATCGTCGGTAGTGTTCTTCTTGGACTCTTCGAGAGTAATAGCTGCCATTTAGGCGGTCCTTTCTCTAGGTGGATGGTCAGCTAAAGCGCAAGGCGATAGCGTCTTGGAGATTTTTCGGCTTTTCTGCCCCGCTCCCGGCGGGCTTATCAATGGCCGAAGCGCCTGAGACCGCCTGGG